TGGTGCTATCGCTGATGCAGGTGGATTCTATCTGCCTGCTGACAACCACTTGAATATCTTCTGTGGTAGATTCGCATACCGAGTCAACGCTCTCGCTAGAGATGATGAAAACATTTGGGCCGATGAGATGTTCCTATACATCGTCCTCGACTTTGAAGGCTGGTCATCACTATGGCCAAAGTCATCAAAGAAATCCAAGGGCAAAGGAGGCCGCAAAAGTGGACGACGATTCAACAACCGGTGGAAGTATCGCAACCGTTGAGTCTACTCCTCAATGGTGCAAAGTTTGCATCATGCTACTTCTCGGGGTCAATTTGGCCACAGAGACTTCACTACTGTGACTCTTCTCTTGAAAGCCTCCCAAGTCTCTGGGTGGTTCTCTTGGATTCTAGCATACAAATCCTCAAACTGAATATTGGTGGTCAAAAACACCTTCGTGTACTTGGCCATCTTGTTTGCATATCTAGCCGGTAATTCAACCGGGTGCCCATCCAACCAATTCAACATATCCTCAATCTTGTAGTCACTCCTAAACTCCTCAAAAATAATGACATCTTGTCCGTTGTATGTCTCAAATGGATGCTTCTTATCCGTGGCTCTGTAGGTGTTCGGGTAACCATATTCACGACAAACCCCAGACGTCTTCCCACAACCAGTTGGTCCCGTGATGAATGTCACTTCGACCTCTCTCCAACCAGCGTTCAACCTATCATATTCTAGCCTCATCTTATCCAGTGCTGCCTGACAGCGAATAGCGATGGAAGGGTAGCGTTCGATGATTTCCAGATTGGAAGACCCGTCTTTCACCATCTGAGCAATCTTCTCCCAATCCGAGAGTTCACCCTCGATTGATGGCTCATCTCCGATAGTCAGAATTACTTCACCGTCTTTGGTGCAGTAAGTCCACGCCTCATAATCAGTGCCTTTGGCAACCTCAACATGATACCTGTCAGACCCAAGCAGTTTCTTGACTGCAGATAGGGTCATGGCATTCTTGAAATGAACAAATCCTTGGTAATGGGGAGTCCCGGACTCTCCGATTTCCTCCGAGAAAATACATCTTTTGATGTTACTCGTTTTCACGGCTAGGAGGGCAATTCTGTCCTCTACAGTGTAGTTGTTCAGTGTTAGGCAGTATCGTCGGCTACGTCGGCTCATATGCTGCCGAGACCGGGTGTGGCTATGAAGGTGCCTGTCACCTCTCATAATGAAGAGTCAGTATTACCTCTTCAGACACCCCCGTGCAATTGTGCAATTTGCTAGGACGACACCACGAGGAGTCTATGCACACAAGAAGCACGAAAACGGGTAGTTAGGGGCGTTTTTAGCCCCTGACGACCTCTAAATATGTGGGGTCGCTAGCGTGGCACATGGCGAGCAAGAACCTACATAGAATTTACATTAAAGTGCCTTTGGAGCAACCCAATTCTCCGAATGGGTATGCAGCCGCAGGTGAAATTGATACTGCTGTATTACTTTCTAAGAAGTATGGCCGCCAGATTCGTCAAGGTCAAAACTTCCGCCTTGTAGGTGCTAGTTCCTTTCTCACAGCCGACCCTTCGGGAGATTTAGATAACGGTATGGCTGCATCTGTCAGGCTCCAATACACCCCAACGACCTACCACAGTGCAAACGCATGGAGGATGATGGCACGTCAGTATAACAAGCAAAAATCATATCGCAGAGGGCTTCTCGGTAACACCGTTGGTGACGACTTTGAAGTCGCACATCAGGTCTCTGGTATTGATAGCCGAACATCTCGCGTCTACGTCGGGGGAATCAATGACCCTTCACCTGAACACATCGTGACTCATGGTGTATATGACGACGAGGATGGAGTTGGCACAGGACATCTTGGCCTCAGCACATACTATGACGTTGTCAACCCTGTTCAGGAAACACCCACTTTAATCGAGGAGGATTTACTATTCGACGACCAAATAAATCAGAAACCTCTCAAGTTTTCCAGTAAATTCCCTGCCGCTGAACAAATTGGACTTCATGCCACGTTCAGCACTCAAATGTTTTATGACCATGACATTCTAATTGATGACATCTACGACCATGGTGCTATCGCTGATGCAGGTGGATTCTATCTGCCTGCTGACAACCACTTGAATATCTTCTGTGGTAGATTCGCATACCGAGTCAACGCTCTCGCTAGAGATGATGAAAACATTTGGGCC